TATTGTTTGAACCAGAACCTTGGCCATCATCTCTATACAAAAATGCTAATCTATTGCCAGGTAATGGTTCTTCTTCGTATATAGAATTATTATCAATACTTGTGCTAACTATTTCAAAATTTGTTGTTAGATTATCAATAGTCTTACTAAAACTATATATAGGAAGTGAAGTATTTGAAATTGAATTTAATCTGTACTGTTCTGTAATAACGCTATCAATTGTTTCTTTCTTTATACTTTTACCAAATTTATTATCTGCTGGTAAAGCTGAATTTATTATTTTTATAAATTGTTCATACCAATCGGCATTTGTTGCATCATTCCAAATAACTGTTTGTCCATTTAAGTTTGTACCATTACTATCAAAAATATCTTCTGTGGACGAAATGCTTTCAATTTTAAGAAGCCCATTAGCAGGCTGATTTCTTTTTGAATTATAACTTACTAATCTAGCTAGTCTTAGTACACTTTCTCTCCGTTCCGCAGTTTCTAAATAATTTTCACGTGCATTTAAATCTGATCTAAATGCAAGATTCTGTCCTAAAAATGCAATAAGATCTATTAGTGCAATATATTCACTTGATTCTATATAATCGTTAAAATCTTCTGGATAATTTTGTCGAATATAATTTATCATAGTACGTCTTAGATTATCAAAGTCGTAACTTTGGAAATCCGCATACTTGAAACTTTGATAAACTTTTTTCCAATCTTCTGCCAAAAGAAGTCTGTTTTGACGCTCTGTACTAGCCATAATTCGTTCCTCGATTTATATAATATTTAGCTGAAAAATAAAGTACGCATATTAAATCAGACCTGCACTTTGATCAAAAGTTAATCTCATTCTTTCTGAGATATTATAGGGCAAATAAGTTAAGTCACATTCAATTTGTATTCCGTTTTCAAAAGCTTCTATTGTAACTTTGTTTACACTAACTCTTGGATCAAAATTTATTATATCTGTAACATTTTTTATTATTGCTTCTTGGAGAGTATCTGTAAGTGGTTCAAATAATACGTCCCAAATAATTGTGCCAAATGTAGGATTCTCTAATTTTTCACCTTGTCGAATATGAAAATAATTAATAATATCTTGTTTAATTATTTGTAAATCGTATTTTGTAAAATTACCACTGGCTTGGTCAACTGTGCTAATACCCCTATACTTTTTAGAAGTTATAGGTTCGTTTTGTTTTGATCCAGCACTTACTGATATATTTTTATATAATTGTTTTTCATTTGCAGACATAACGTATTTATTTTCCTTTATCTAGGCACCACATAAGTTTTGCCATTAATATTTTTTATTCTTTCATTTGAAAATATTGTTCCTGTAAATGCTCTAATAACGTCTTTAGGAAGTACATCACCAAGTGTGTTATTTGTAACAGATCTAACTTCATCAACAAGTTTTGCTGGTGTATTGTTTAAAATAAAACTTCCTGTACTATCCACAGTTAATACTTTTTCAAATTCCTGAGCGGCAAATTCTGCTTTTGCGGCTAAATTACCAAATGTAGAATCTCCTGTTTTTTCAAAAATTTTATCATCCATAGCTCTTGATGTTGATGCAAGTGATGAAAAACTATTTGCTGGATTGTTTACAAAACTAATTGTTCCTGCTATAGCGGCCGCTGTGCCAGGATTTATACTTGGCAAACCTGCTTTATCTAATAGTTTTGCGCCTACTCCAGCAATGCTGGCATCAACCGCTGTTTTCAACACAGGATCTAATCCTTTATATGCAGTAGATATTGTATTTCCTAAACCTTTTACAGCAGTTGAAAAATCTTGTACTATAGGAGCCATTCCAGGAATTTCACTAATTACATTTCCTAATCCAGTAAATAATGTGCCTGCTACATCAGTTAAAGCTCCTGCTACATCTTTTACAGCTCCGCCTATTGCTCCTGATACTGTGCTAATAACATTTCCTAATGTACTAGTTAAAGCTGTTGAACTTAAGAGGTTTTGCATAACTCCTCCTAGTAAACCAGATAAACTTTTTACAGCACCTCCTATAATTTGACTAAGGCTTCCTGGTAATGATTGTAAAAAACTATCTGCTGTTTGATTTATTAAGTTACCTAATACATCTTGAATTGCTGTGCTTAGTCCTCCATTTGCATCACTTATAATATATCCTTGTTTTGTAGTTGTACCAGAAGCAGGACCTGCTTTTGTAATCGTATCTTTATCTAAATTATTTTTTTCTTTATCATCTACTGTATTAGGTTGTGCAACAAGATTTGCTGTGAATCTTTCTTCTGCATAAGGATCTAAAGATATATCATTTGTAGCATTTGGAATTTGATCTCCATCAGCACCTCTCAATATATCTGTTTGTGTGCTTAAAAGAGGTGGAGGACGCACTATATTATTCAAAGCTTTTATTTCATCTAGCCCGTCTAACGCTTCTGATTGAAATGTTCCAGGTAATTCATTATTCTCTGCATCTCTGATTGCATCATCTTTATATCTAATCATTTTTGCTAAAGGATAATCTGCCCAAGTTTTTGGATCATCTGCAAACTGTTGTAATAAAACAATATATATTCTGCCCCCAGCAGAATTTATCCGCACTACAACAGCATCATTCTCTGGTCTACCTTCTGGATTATCAAAAGGCTTTTTTTTACTTCTAACAAATTCTTTTGCTTGTTGTCGTGTTAAAAAAGTCCATATTCCGTTACCTTTAATTTTATCATCAGGGTGTACAAAAGGATATGATGCTCTTTTTGTTTTTGTTGAAATTGCTTCATCTCCAGAAACAAATCTTTCTGCTTCATATGGATCAAATTTATTAGCACTATTTTTAGTACCAATTGCTCCTCCATTTACTAGCCATGTATCTGCCATTTTGCCCTCCTATTCTTCTACTTTTTCTGCTTCCGTTTTGTCAACCGTAACTTCTGTAGGATTTAAACTTTCATGTCCCTGCCAAGGTTCATGTTCCGGTATCCTTTTAGGCACTGCTGAAGGCTTAGCCTTTTCTGCTTCTAATGCTTCTGCGGCTTCGTCAGCTGTTTTTGCTGGATTACCTCCTGAATTCATGTGTATTTGGTCTGCTGTTTCTTGATGTGTTTTACTTTTTAAATTCATTGTTTCAGCGGCTTGTAATTTAACATCTGTTTTTGCATTGAAATTTTGGGCACCTTCTGTAGTTACTTTTAAATCTTGTCCAACTTTTATATCATGCAATCCCGCAGATTCAACTTTTAAATCTTTACCTATTTTATAATCCTGAGATCCAACTGTTTGTACAGCTAAATCTTCTCCAACATTTATATGCATCTTAGTTTCTGTAGTAATTTTTCCATCTATGCCAACTTTTACTTCCCAGTTTTCCGCAGACGACATAAATGTGCTTTCATTTGAAGTAAAATTTAAATTACGAGAGGCATGAATATTAATATCTCTTTCAGCTTTCATGTTAATATCAGCATCACTGTGAAAACTAATACTATCTTCTGCATATACATCTAATTTTCCATTTCCTGTCATTTCAATCCAACAAGTTCCTTTACTATTATTAATGTAAATCAAATCTTCACTAGTATGCATTAATATTTGAGCACCAGTTCTAGTTCTCAGTCTAATTAATTCGTTATGAGGAATAGTAACATCGCCACCGCTTTCGCTTGCTTCTTTGTTTACGTATGCATATCCTGTTTCTCTTGGATTTCCTTTTCTAATTAGTTTATCATCTCCATCATCTATAACAATACTACTACTGCCTAGTCTGCTCACAGGAATATTAGCTTTTGATTCTTTAAGACCAACTGGTGCAGTTGGTTTGCCGCCTCTTTTATCTAAAGGTCCAGGACTACTAAAGCCAACAACTGCACTTGGAGTTTCTCTTTGAGCACTAGAAGTTGTTGTACCTCTAATTTCATCTTCAACTAACCCTTGTTCTATTAAAGCGTCTACAAATTCTGAGTTTATTGGTTTTTTATATTTTATTATATTATTTGTTTGTGGTTTTGTAATTGCTTTATTATATTCTCCTGCTGGTAATTTTTTTCCTTTAAGATTTGTTGGAATATCACCACTAAGCTGTTCTGTAGCAGGTTGTCCTCCAGGCAACATAAAAGTCATTCCTTTTTCTGGAATACAAGCAAACCAGTAGCCAAAATCTCTACTGCCTTCAACAAATGTTACTAAAACTAAACTTCCTGGATCTGGCGGTATTGCCCAAAATCCATAACTTTTTTGTGTGCTTGCATAATCGTCATTTTTTCTTGGACCATTTTGACTATTTGTTACGCCATAAAAAGGACTTGCATAGTATACTTCTACAGTTTGTCCTACTGTTTCTCCAATATTACCAGCTTCAGCTGTTTTCAATAATTCGACACGTAATCCACCTAAATATAAACTATCTAAATGCTCTATGACTCTTGCAATATACGGGCCAGGATTACCAGGATTTGTTCCTGTATCTACTTTTCTTGTAACTTCATTTTTATTTGGAATATCAGTCATTATTTAGGTCCATATGGTGTATAACTTTGCTGAGATGCATTTGCATCTGTCATTTTTACTGTTTTGTCATTAGTACCAGACTGTTTTATATCTTGTGGCTGGTTAGGTCTTCTTAATAATTTTAATCTTTGTGTAAACTGTCCGTTGTTAAATGAATTTGTTAGCGTTGTTACCCTATACAGTCCACTAAAACTATCAACAGGTATTGTATCTTCTGGAAATAATACATTTCCATCATCTTTGTAGTCAATTGGTGTTCTAAAATTTACAATTACGTCTACTTCGCTACGCTGATATTCCATACTTCCATTTGCTGTAGTATTTTCATCTGTTTGACCAGCTGTAAAATTTCCCATACCACTATCAAATATATAATATGGATCTCCAAGTATTTCAAGATCTAATTGAACCAAGTCTACAAAGCTGTTTATGATATTGTCATTAAACATTTTTGCAATACGAACTTTGCTATCATCTAATCCTGCTCCTCCGGCTCCTTGTAAACTAGAATTTGAGACAGATAGTTGTTGTGCAAAACCTGTACCACTTAATCCGTTTGTTGTTTGATTAATTATACTGGCATCTTTATCACCTTGAACAATATTTTGTTGTAATCCACCGCCTTTGCGTTGTAAATTATTTTGTCCAGCATCTGCCATTATACCTTTGAAAAAAGCGGCATTGATATTAATGTCAAAGTTAATTATATCATTATTTGCACCTGTATATATGTAGTTGTATTCTCTTTTTGCATTTGCTCTTAATTGTTCATAACTTAAACCAGGATCTGAAGGTTTTTGTAAAGCACTTGAATGAACTTTATAAGGAACTACTCTATAAACATATGTTTTTGCTAATGTTCCATCTTGTTGCTCTTTTGCAACTCCGTCTTTTATAAAAGTTTGTGCATCTATTTTAAACCATTCAACCATTCCGTTTGCATCTGCTGGTCTTGTTTTTAATTCTTTTGCCCAATCTGAAGTTGTTACAACTTCTTCTATCATTTTTGTTACCTGTGTATCAGTATTGAATGTAAAACTTCTCTGAACTGGATCTATGACGTTTTTTCCTCGTGTATAAACTTTATTATTTTTATCATATTGTTGTCCGCTTTTGCCCATTGGTTGTTTGCCTGGATCTTGATAGCTTTTTGCAATAGTTCCGTTACCTATTGCATTTACTGTGCTTGGATTTTGTGCTATTCTAGTTAATCCTTCACCAATACTACTTTTGTTAAAAATCATACCAGTAACACTACTTAAAAAAGCGTCAAAATCTTGAGGAGCTTGGGCTCCTAAGAATCCAGTAATACTTTGAAATACACTATTAATATCTCCTGATCTAAATGCTCCAAGAACTCCAGTTAATGCTCCAAAATTGGCTCCGCCAAATGCTCCGCCTAATGCTCCTGCTATTCCTCCGGCTAAAGCATTTTGCCCTATATTTCTTTGTCCTGCTACTGCTCCTCCTATAATACCACCAACAACACCTTTTGCAATATTACCAAACAAATTGCTTCCTGATTTTTGTGGAGCAACTGTTGCACCTTTATCAACAGCACCATTTTTTGCAACGCTACTTGAACTTGTTGCTATATCATTAGGAAAAGTTATTACTAATTCATCTGCAACTGGAAAATTACCTTCAGCTCTTAATTCTTCATATCTTCCATTCATTACTGTGGTTAAACTTTCTGGACCGGTTTGTAAAATCTCTACCACATTTTTACCAGTAACAGTTATATCTGTATAGGTTCTATCAACTTGATCGATAAGTGCTTGTTCATTCCATGGAATAGCTGTTACATCATATCTTGTTCCACCACCACTTACATTAAACTCTGCATTTGTAAGTTTCAAAGGAATTTTTCTTTGTAAATTTAAAGTTTTTCCATCTTTATCCACAGTAACTGGTTTACCATCATCATCAAATCCTACAAATTCTATTGTAAGCAAAAACGGTGCTTGTAAGTAATTTGTATATCCTGCTTGTAATGCCGCAATTTGTAATGTTTGCAAAAATAAACCCATACTATACGGTTCAACGACTTGAAAAGATATATTTGTTGCATTTGTTAATCTTGTTCTAGTATTAGGTACAACTATTCCTTCAATTTCTACATCTTCAATAAAATATTCTAGCTTTCCGCCGATTTGTTCTTCAAATACTGTTGAAACAAACCCTTCGCTTTTTCCTCCGCTTCTAAAAATTTCTAGTTGCGGTTTATCTCCTATATAAGTTTCGTCAGGAAAATTAATTTCATCTTTTGTTAAAACAGCAAAAGTAAAGATGTAATTGTAACTTGAATATACGTGTAAAGGGTTAACTTCAATTGCCATTTAAAGTCCTAGTTCGGTCTTAAGATTACTTTGCTTAGGTAAGAATATTTTGACCCCAGCTTCTATGTCAAATACTGGATCTTTTATAATATCCATATTTCTTTGAGCAAATACCCACCATAAACTTGCAGTTCCATACAAATCAAACGCTAGTAAATCTGGCCTATGATTATACTGAGGTTCTATTGTATATAAAATGTCGTCATCTTCTGCTGGAATTGATCTTATTTGCAATACTCCAAGTTCACCCGATGGTTCTACTGTAGTACTGTTCCAAGGACTTGTTTTTGCATAACTTACAGCCATTATAAGTATCCCTCTGAAGTTATATCACCATTAATAAATTTATCTAAACTAAAAGATGATGCTTTGGTTCTACTGTATGTCGGTGTACAGGTTACACTTAGCATAGAACTTGTAGGAACCCATGTATATTGTTCGACTATTTGATTAGATTGTCCAACATTTATAGGCACCCTTATATAATCAACTCCATTTTCTAGGTTGTAAGTAAAATTTGTAACTACAACCGGAACATTATTCAATACATATGAACCATATCCGTTTAATTTTACAACAGGCGGAGGTGCTCCTTTATTACTTGTTTCACCAAATGCCATTTTTGTAATACTTTTGAAAAAATGTATAGCGGCAACCCAATATTTTCCGTCTTCTACTGTTTGTACAGGAAACTCTCCTGCAATAGTAATTGGTTCAATACTGCTATTTTCATATGTAGGAAAGAGATAATTACTATGTGTAGGATGTAAACTACCGTAATTTGCAGTATGGGAAAAAGTAATATTAGGCACTAAAGGAAAAACCACCGAATTTCCAGTAACAGCTAAAGGTTCTAGCAAAGGACTTGTTCTAAAAGTTGCAAGATCTGGTACAGAGATGCGTACTCTCCAGTCTTCTCCTTGTGATGCGTTACTAGGATTGAAAGTCGCGGTGGCATAATTGGCAGATGCAGGCTCAGCACCAGGTGAAATGTTTTTACTTCGTAAGGCACTCATTAAAAGATTAACATTGGTTAAAAAATCAGATACACTTTGTTTTTTTGTAACATTATTTTCACTTCCAATGTTATTATCTATACCTGTGATTGGATCAATTGACATAATGACACTCCTATACTGTATTTAGTTGACAAAAATATATGCGTAGTTTATAATAGAATATATAGCAAGGAAAAAACATGGCAAAAAGAATAAATTATCTAAATAATAAAGATATGCTAAAAGAAATACATAAAAGCAAAAGTACATTTTGTAGTTATGTTGATCCAGCATATGCACAATTTGATATTATACTTCCGTCTATTGAAAAAATTAATATCAGAACAATAGCAGAAGCAAAACGTAATCGTGCAAAGAAAATGACTACAACAGCTTATGAAGCCGCAAAATCACAAAATAAAAAAGTTAAAATAACAGAATTCGAAGTAGATTATAGATCCATACAGAAATCAGATTTAATTTTTCGTGTTATGACTTTTGATCATATTCCAGATGAACCAGGACGCAAAAAAACACCAAAAACTATAGCTGATACAAAAACTAAACTTAATTTTCCACCATTTCAACATTATAAATTTGATGAAGATGACAATTTGGTATGCATAGGAAAAAGTCATTGGGAAGGTGGAATGGAAAACGGATGTTTTTCTAAAGCTCACGGAACAGCGACAAACGAATTAGCAAAAATGTGGATGAAATTAGTTGACAGATATGCAACAAGAGGTAATGTTAGAGGATACACATATAATGACGAAATGAAAGGACAAGCTATTTTACAATTATCACAAATAGGTTTACAATTTGACGAATCAAAGTCAAATAATCCTTTTGCTTACTATACTGCGGCTGTAACTAATTCATTTGTTAGAGTGATAAACTTAGAAAAGCGTAATCAAAATATTAGAGATGACATTTTAGAAATGAACGAGCTAAAACCAAGTCATACTAGGCAACACCAAGGTGAATGGGAAGCGGCCTTACGTAGAGAAGCAGAAATTAAACCAATATAAAGGTTGCTTTTAAAGTATTTTTAGTTTATACTACACTCATAGCGGAGTATTCTATTGTTTAAAAAATCAGCAGTATTTACAGACCTTCATTTAGGTATGAAAGGCAATTCTCGAGTCCATAATCAAGACTGTGAGGATTATATTAATTGGTATATTGACATAGCAAAACAAAATAATTGTGAAACAGGTATATTCTGTGGAGATTGGCATCATAATCGTAATAGTTTGAACCTTACAACCATGGATCACACCATAAGATGTTTAGAAAAACTAGGTCAATCGTTTGAAAATTTTTATATGTTTGCTGGTAATCATGATTTATATTACAAAGACAAACGTGATGTAAAGTCTACAGAGTTTGCTAGGCATATACCTGGTATTACTGTAATAGAAGATATACTTGTTAAAGATGATGTAGCTTTAGTTCCTTGGTTGGTTGGAGAAGAATGGCACCGTATAGAAAAGATACAATCTAAGTATTTGTTTGGTCATTTTGAACTTCCTAGCTTCTATATGAATGCAATGGTGCAGATGCCTGATACAGGTGAATTAAAAGCAGAACATTTTAAAAATCAAGAGTATGTGTTTAGTGGACATTTTCATAAAAGACAAAAACAAGGAAAAATACACTATATTGGTAATGCGTTTCCGCACAATTATGCAGATGCATGGGATGATGCTCGTGGATTGATGATACTTGATAGAGAAAATAATGCAGAACCTGTATATATTGATTGGCCAGATTGTCCAAAATACAGAACTGTAAAGCTATCACAACTAATTGACGAAAAAGATACATTGATAAAACCAAATATGTATTTGCGAGTAACATTAGATTTACCTATTTCTTACGAAGAAGCAAGTTATGTAAAAGAAACGTTTATAGAGCAGTATAATTGTAGAGAAATTACTCTAATACCACAAAAACATATTGAAGAAATTAGTACAGAACTTGATATAGAACAATTTGAAAGTGTAGATCAAATTGTTAGTAATGAAATTCAAGCTATTGATAGTGAACAGTTTAATAAAAAACTACTATTGGACATTTATAACGAGTTAGCATGATACGTATAAAAGATTTAACAGTAAAAAACTTTATGAGTGTAGGTAATGTTACACAGGCAATTGATTTTAATAAAGAACAACTTACATTAGTACTTGGTGAAAACTTAGATCAAGGAGGTGATGACACAGGATCACGTAATGGTACTGGTAAAACAACAATTATCAATGCATTAAGTTATGCATTATATGGAATGGCATTAACTAACATCAAACGCAACAACTTAATTAACAAAACAAACTCAAAAGGTATGCTTGTTACACTAAATTTTGAAAAAGATAACAACAAATACCGTATAGAACGTGGAAGATCACCAAATGTTCTAAAATTTTATATAAATGATCACGAGCAACAAGACGAACTATCAAATGAATCACAAGGAGATAGCAGAAAGACTCAAGAAGATATAAATTCTTTAATTTCTATGAGTCATGATATGTTTAAACACGTTGTTGCACTCAATACATACACAGAACCATTTTTAAGTATGCGAGCAAACGATCAAAGAGCTATTATAGAACAGTTGCTTGGTATAACGATACTAACAGAAAAAGCAGAAGCTCTGAGAGAAAAAGTAAAACTAACAAAAGACGGTATTGCCGAAGAAACAATTAGAATAAATGCTATTGAAGCAAGTAATAAAAAGATCGAAGAAAGTATTGACCAGTTAGCCAATAGGCAAAGAGCTTGGACATCTAAGCAATCTAAAGATATTGAAAAATTTAAAAGTGCGATAAACGAATTAGAACAATTAGATATTAATAAAGAGCTAGATGCTCACGAAAAACTTACAAACTGGATTGAACATAACAATAGATTAACAAGTTTAAACAAAGAAAAAGCTACACTTGAAGCCGCACTAATGAGAGCAAATAAAAGTGTAACAAAAGCACAAAAAGACACACAAGACCTAGATGATGCTGTCTGTTATACCTGTGGACAAGCTTTACATGGTGATAAAAAAGCAGAAATACAAGAAAGAAAACAAAAAGAACTTGATGATGCTGTAGCATATGAAAAAGAAGTTACTAGAAAACTAGATGCTACTATGTCTTTTTTAAATGAAATAGGCGATATAAATGGTAAGCCAACAACATTTTATGAAACAGCAAAAGAAGCTTATGAACATAGAAACAACGTAGATAATTTACGTCAAGCACTGATAAGTAAAGAGCAAGAGGAAGATCCTTATCAAGCACAAATAGATGATTTAACAAATACTGCACTACAAGACATAGTGTGGGATAAAGTAAATGAACTAACAAACTTGAAAGATCATCAAGAGTTTTTATTAAAACTATTAACTAATAAAGATTCTTTCATAAGAAAAAAGATAATCGATCAAAACTTAGCATATCTTAATAACAGGCTAACATACTATTTAGACAAATTAGGCTTACCACATCAAGTTTTATTTCAAAATGATTTAAATGTAGAAATTACACAACTAGGACAGGATTTAGATTTTGATAATTTATCAAGAGGTGAACGTAATAGACTGATACTAGGCATGAGTTGGGCATTTAGAGATGTTTGGGAATCATTATATCAAGGCATTAACTTACTATTCATTGACGAGCTAATAGACTCAGGAATGGATACTGCTGGAGTAGAAAGTGCTTTAGCTGTATTGAAAAAAATGGGTCGAGAAAGAAAGAAAAATGTTTTTCTAATTTCTCACAAAGACGAGCTTGTTGGGCGTGTAAATCATGTTATGAAAGTAATAAAAGAAAATGGATTTACAAGTTATGAAAATGATGTGGACATTATAGAATGAATGACGACACACACGACAAACTTGTACAAACATATTTAGAATATTTTAAGGCAAATGAACAATTTGAACGAGGTCCTAGTCTAAGAACAAAAAGAAATGCTAGAGAGTTATTAAGAAAACTTAGAGACTTGGCAAAAGTTAGGCAAACAGAAATAAAAGAAAAATATGACATAGTCCTTGATGACATAAGAGCATCTGGCAAATGGGCAGGCAATATAGGTAAATCAAAAAAGACAAAGAAATAAAATAGTTTGAATACATAAAGTATGAGTTGGTTATATAAAGGTAAACAAGTAAACGAAATATCAAATGAATACGAAGGATTTGTTTACTTAATAACAAACTTAACAAACAATCGCAAGTATGTAGGCAAAAAATTATCAAAGTTTAAAACTACAAAACCACCACTAAAAGGCAAAAAGAATAGACGCAGAGGTCACAAAGAATCAGATTGGCGTGACTATTGGGGAAGTTCAGACAAACTCAATGAAGATGTAGAGGCGTTAGGTCCAAAAAATTTTACAAGAGAGATACTTTACTTTTGTAAATCTCGTGGTGAAATGTCATACTTAGAGGCAAAAGAACAATTTGACCGCCGTGTGTTAGAAACGGATGAATATTACAATGGAATAATAAATGTGAGAGTAGGCGGTTCAAAGATTCTAAGAGAAAATTTAAAGGCACATCAGAACACTGTTTGATCGGGGGTAGCTCGATCCG